TCCTGCCTCCTTCTGAATTTTCCAATAAAACTTGCTGCTAGACCAGACAAAAATATACCTATGACTATAAGTACGACTTCATAGCCAAAGTTTGGGAATGTATCTTCCATAATATCCGATGTCGCTGGTCTTTAAAAGTATTATTTACCATATGATACGTCTTCACTTGATTTAATCTTCTTAAGCATGCCTGTCTCTATCATGTACATTAGGAACGTAGGATCTGATGTTGTTAGTTCCAATAGCATTGGATGGACACCCTTACCTGAATACTTACCACATTTATAGCATACATATATGTATCCTATTTCTGTAGATGAGTAACCCCATTTTTTAGATCCACACGAGCATTTTTTGTACTCTTCCATATGATAAAGAAATACAAACAGTTATTAATAAGGTTTATCAAATCATTATAATGGGTACAGCGTTCTATGTGTTTGAAAATGAAGAAGTGTATGATAAAATGTACAAAGAGAGAATAACAGAAACAGTTCATCATTCTAAAGTGTTAGAAATGTACTTAAAACCAGATAAGATTAAAGAGAGTCATTTGTGGGTTGTAACGCAGTCTAGCAAACAAAAAGAAAGACCTAGAATGGAAAGATCAATTGTTCACTTTAGAAACGGTTTACAGGGCACAACAAGTTACAAAGAGGGAGATGAAATCTATTTAGAGAAAAAAGACGTAAAATTCAACAAAAAGAAAATGAGAGTTGAAATATTACCAAAAACTCTTAGAAAGGCTATTTTAGAGTTTAGAGTAGACAGATACTATGGAGACGAAGTAAAAGGAAGAATAAAAGCAGATGAGCAAAAATATTACTATGATACTGTTATGGACAGGATAAACATTATTTTAAAACCTAAAATACCAAAAATAGATTTAAAACCAAGTCACAGTAGATTTCCAACAAAAAGTCAAATATTTACAGTTGGACACATGAATCCGAGTGGAACTGAATCATCATCGTCTTACTGATGTTGTTGGATCATTAAATGACCATCGCCAATCTTTTCCATGTTTCTTTCGCATTGAAATCCAAAATGGGTCTGCACCCATCATACCACCCTTTTTATTATATTCTTTAGTTACATTGGCTATTTTCCTGTGACAGCCTCTGCAGAACCTAGCATTTATCTGTTCTATGTTAAATTGATGTTTTCCACAAAAAAAGCATAAACCATACATTTTAACTGTTATTGTTGCCAGTAATGGCTCTCTGCCACGCTTACCAGCACACTCTCCACATATGTCTGCTATAGTTGCTGCTGTAGCGTCTTTTGAAAAACAGTTGATACATATTGCTTCCTTATAGTTGTCAACATGGGTAAACTCATCAGCTTGGTGTTTCTCCCAAAGTTTCTTACCGACACCAAATCCACCAGTGTTTACATCTAATTTTGTTGCCATTACGCTTCTGCCAGTACAACTTTCTTCAAAGCAAACTGCAGAATCACATACACGTTATTTGCAGCATAATCGTTTGTACAAACCTTTCTAGAAGCCTTTTTGATTTCTTCTATCGTATCATCTATCAATTTGTAGTCTGCACTGTATACATTAGTTACAGTTTTCTTTTCTTTAATTTCTTTTATCTGATCTTCAATTTTATCTTTCCATATAATACCATGCTTGTCTATGATTTTTGTACCACTTGGTTTTAACTGTACTACTGATGCTGTAATTTCATGACTATGTACTTTATCTCCACCCTCATGAGAGTGTGTCTTATCATTATGCTCGTGTTTTACTTTCTCCTTCGCCATCTTCCCACCTCCTTATTGACTCAAACTCACTTTTAACTATTTCCCTTGCCTGTCTTACTGTCATACGTCCGTATTTTCTCAGTTGCTCTACGGTCTTTGTTTTCTTCCAGCCATGATCAACTGCACTTTGTAGTGTATTCTTAACTACCCTATAATTAATAGGTGTAATACCGTCTGGATAATTCTTCTTACTCATAGAAGTTCCCTTACCACTGGATGGACTTCCCTGTGCTATGCCTCCGATGTCGGAAGGTCTTCTGTTCTTTGGCTCTCCTTGGAATGACTGTCTTTCCTCTTTCGGTGCTGCAACTCCGTCTTGTCCCCTTCCGTCACCTCCAATGCCTTGTCCTCCACCTTGCATTTCCATCATTTCTCTCATACCGATTACTGGGTCTTTGGAAACCTTAAAGTCGCCAGTATGTGACCTTGTAATCTCAAATCCCATTGCCTGAAGTGCTGTCATGTTTTCAATCTCAGTTCCCTGTATTTGTAAGTGCATTAATTCGTCTGTCTCTTCTGCTTCTCTTAATTTCAAATCCCAATCTTCAACTCCCAATATTTCGCCTAATTTCCTGAAAAATGACTTGTATAGTATGTCCTGACCCCATTTTACTGCTCTATTGGTTATTGTGACCTGTAATCCCTCTTGTGACCAACCAGAAGGCATTTCTCCGTAATAGAGAGGCAATACGCCAAATATTGCTCCAATAATTTGTCTAAGTTCCTGTCTTACTGCAATAAACTCTAATTCCTTAAGTGAGCCTGTAAAGTCCAACCACTGTGCTAAATTCTTTCCACCCTTCTCCTGTTCGACTAAAAGTGGATGTATCATGTATGGATCTTCTGTAGCCTTCTGTTCCAGCATATCCCATGACTTTCTAAATGTTTCGTAGTTACGAGACGCAATTATTAACATACCTCTTGGAGGTCTCATTTTATCGAAATATTTTCTTATGTATTCGTCCATATGTGACAAAGACATTGCTTTTGACCATATTGCGTAAATTGGAGAGTATCCATAGACTAATGCTGGTCTGTACTTACCTGCCTTCCAAATAACTTCACCTTCACCGTAAATAACTCTTTTTGGTTGTGGAATACCCAAAGAGTAGACAGAGTTGACTTCCATAATGGCTTTTATACCTTCTGCACCACACCTGTCACATTTTGGTGCTAATAGTCGTTTGTCTCTATGTTCAAAGCGTGGACATACCCAAACTTTGTTTCTTTTGTCGTCAAAACCAATCCTACCGTCTGAATCGGCTATCATGGCAACTTGTGGAGGGTCTATTCGTAAACATTCCTTAATCTCGGTTTTTTCATGGTCAATCTTACCTGTAGTATCATCTAACCAGTAATTTTTCAATAAAAGCATATATGCATTGTCTGCAATCTCTAAATCACGTTCTAACTGTCTTACGACGTCTTCAATGGTCTGTCCGTTTCCGTTAACTGGCTCATTAATTAATTTTTCAAGTATCTTTCTGTTTGTTGGCACTGGTCTTAAAATATCACTGCTTCCACAAGTGTCACATTCTAAGTGATCCTGTGTTACTTCGCTTTCACCATCTCCTCCCATATTTGGTTCTTCATTCTCTTTCTTCTTAATTGGTTTGTAATCAAACTCTTTTCCACAGTTATCACATCTATATTTGAATCTTTCAACAACTTCAAATCCATTTTTGAATATTTCCCTGTTTAATGTTTCAACAGGTATTCTAATAGCGTCTATGTTGTCTGCTAACTCATAAATCATTATGAGTGGGAATGGGAATATAGGTAACTTTGCACCTGTATCTGTAGAGAAATATGGTTGTGATATGCTAGGTCTAGCAGTTGTTTCAGTAAAACCCTTAGTCTTAAAATTGAATACTCCTTTAATAGAGTCCTTTAAACCTCCATATAAACCCATATAAGTCAGTAAATAGACTGCTTAATAAACTTTGTCAAATTATGTAAAATTTTTGTTAAGGTATTGCTGCTCCTTCCCTATACTTTTGGTCGCCATGTGTTCTGCAGTATGGGTTTCTCCCTTGAGTTTTTACACAAGTACATCTAGATTTGGTTTCTTGTGTGTCGACCTTCTTAGCACCTAATACCATAACACACAAAGAATATATAACCATATAAATATTGTTATATGCCTAGTGGTGTGAGTTTGCATACCTGAGTAGTGTAAATGCGAAAGGGAGGGCTGGTCTTAAGCTAACCAGCTAGGCAATATTTATTAGCTGTAAAATGTAGTTTAAGTATGGTCGAATTGGAAATAACTGATTATAACACCATCCTTAATTGGTTTACTCTTGTATTCGGTAAGAAAGATCCTCATAAGATTCCTAGGTCTGATCGCAGTACGTTTTGGAAACTCAACTTCCTCGCAGAAGATAAAATTCGAGAAGAGACAGAACGCCTTGATGTAGATAAGGATTTGGCTTAAGGCTGCCGAAGGCAGCCGAATTTTCGGAATTGCTTTAGTTCTAGACAGATTTATATAAGGGTACGTTTTATAAAAACCATGAGATATTGTAGTCCATGTGATATAAAGTATTACTCTAAGAGTGGCAGGTGTCCCAGTTGTGATGGAAAAGGTGAAAAATATGACGAACAAGATAAAGATTGAAATTAACGATTCAACTACTGCATATAATAAGAATATAGCAATTGAGATGGAAAGTGAAGAAACAGGGATTAAGGAATTAAACATAATAGCGAGGAAAGATTTAGATGAACTTAGCGAAAACTAAATGTCCAAAATGCAAGTCAAAGGATATTGTAGAAGGGTTTCAATTTATCAAGGGCAACCCAGAAATAAAATGGCTTATATGTGACTACTGTGGAAATGAGTGGAAGATATGAATAGAAGGTATGGCAATCAACCATTTATTTCGTTTAGAAAACTGGCTAAAGCTTCAGGTGTCAACAGACAGACAATTATGACGTATGTAAGACTGTTGGAGAAAATGGAAAAATGAATCTTAAATGTACTACCTGTGCTACCGTAAACTGCGAACATCATTGCAGATGTTCATGTCATAGTGACAATTGGGTGAGAAAATGAAATTCAAGTATAAATGCTACAGATGTGGTTTACATTTTGACAAATTGGAAACTGCTCAATTGCATACATTTATAACTAAGCACACATTTAGAGAAATTGTTGAGGTTAATAGAAATGGTAAATTATAGGTTTCATCAGCAGTGTCCTTTGTGTGATGATAGTTTTAGGAATAAGAAGGCATTACAGGATCATAAATACGATAAACACTCGTGTGGTTAAAATGGTAAACTGGTATCTTGTCTGGTCATTTATAATGCTCGCTGTTTTCCTTCCAGCAGGAATAATTATGATTGTATTATATCTGTACAGTGACGCTAAAAAGGAAATTTTCAACGCTAAGGAAAAGAAGGCTTATGACTCTTCAAAGTTGGAGGACTGGGTATGAGTGCAATGGGTGGAACTGGATTCCTTCATGACCTGATTGAGTTACTTCATGAGGACTGGATTGATAAGATACATAAGGACATTATCAGGAAGATCATTATTGACACTATAGACTATATGGAAATGTCTACTAAGACAATTGGCGAACAATTTTTCGGTAAGAGATAATGGCTGCAGGTTCTTGCAGAGAGATCTGTACAAGTCTTAAAAAACCAAGACCTCAGAAAATGCCATATCTAACTCACTGGCACTGCAGGGAGTGCAAGTGGTGGATTCCAAAGGAAGAGTGGGGTCTTCCTAGATGCAAATGCTGCAACAACAGACTAGCCATAAAGCCAAGACTTAACCAAAACAAGAGAAAGTATAACGAGGTTATGAATACAATTAAATATAAAAGTCTGCAAGTGCCTGTAATGAAAAATCCATTCGGAGATGATGATGTAATTGGCACACTTAGGAAATAAGCAGATTGAGAAGATTATATGTATTGCATGTAGTGATATTATAGGAAGTCATTCACGTAGGCAGTTACAGCGTTGTCTTTTTAGAATACAGGGAACTTTTGTTTCAAACGATGTAATGAATCAACTACCATCCGAGAAGGAGTAGTTTTCATGTTTACAAACCATCTTCTGATAAAGTACTTTCTTATCATTGATGCAGCAACATACCAGAATGATATTGACAACATACCTAAAAATTCACCACTTTCTATAACTTCAATATAATGTGGCAGAATAAGATAGTTAAGTGTGGTGGCTATGGTTGCTGCTATTACGGTATCAAATGTTATTTCGCAAAAAGAACGAAACCTACTGTCTTTCCGTTTCATCAGTTACGTCATTTTTTAGTGTATATAAACCTTTATAAATGTGGTGGTCTAAATAATGACAATGCTGAAATTACCAATTTCAAATGACCAAATTGATAGGGCAAAGAAAATATCAAATCCGACACTAAAGTTCAACCAAAACAAAATTGGTGAGAGGGCATACCTGACAGGTGCTGTAGGTGAGATCGTCGTGGGAGACTACCTAAAGACTACACCTCACGTCTATAAATCATTTCAAGAGATGTATGACTATGACATTAATTATAAGGGTACTAGGATAGAAGTGAAAACCAAACTTGTAAATAAGACACCCAAACCGTTTTATGACTGTACCATATTTGAATACAGTAAGAAGCAGAAATGTGACCAATACTGGTTTGTTAATATCATTAAGGATATGACCCACGCTTATATAATGGGATACATTAACAAGGATGATTTTTTTCGCAACGCCGAATTCTGCAGAGCAGGTACTAATAGAGGAAACCTAGTATATAAATGGGACAATTATGTAATAAAAGCATTCGAACTTAGAGACCCAACTTCTATTCGTAATTAGGAACGAACTGTATCCCCTGTAGTTATATAAATGTTTCTAAAACCTGTTTTTCGCTATATGCACTTGGGAAGAGTTTCTGGGTTTCTATTGTTTGTGGATAAGAAAAAAAAAGAGGTTTGTTAAAAGATTTCTCGTCGGAAATCGTTTTAACTTTTTACGAAACATGTTCTACCGTTATCTTCCCAGTCAATGTCAGTCTCGCCTAGAATGACAATCTTTGGGATTGCATAACGATTTAACACGTCGGTGTCGTCGTGATTCTTACTGAGTGATTTATGCTCAATAGCCACGATTTCACCAAGGGCAGAAATTGCTCTCAAGTCTTCCATTATGCGTATTGCATAATCTTGAGTGGTCATCTTTCCACCTTTCGCCGTTACTCGTTTCTTGCTGCTGGAGCTCTTGCCTGTGGTCTTGAGTTGTAATCTCAATTCTTGGGCTTGGGCTTCCTGTGCAGTCGCCTCGACGCCTGCGTCAGCGATTAGGTCGCTGCATTCGTCGATAAGGCTAGTCAGTTTTGACATAAGACGACTGAGGCACTACCCCTATATATACCCATCACATCGACGTATACGACGACCATATCACTAGCGATATCGCCCTTCGTTCGTAGTCGTCGTAGTCGTACACGTCGTACCGTCTTTATATTTTTATAAGGCTCGACGTATTCGTCGTCTATTCGTATTCGTACACGTCGTCGACTCGTCGTACACGACGACGACGAGTGTTTTATTTATATACTCTCGACGTCGACGTAGACGATCGTCTATCGATATATATGTTTGCATGCTCGTCGACGTATCGACGTATACTACTACTACTGCTATACGTATACGTATACGATTAGACTTGTATGTGTGCCACGTCGTCGCAACGTATATATAGACGTGACGCAGGTCTAATACGACGTATATAGAGAACGAATACGTTGATTATATAACAATAGAACGAACGAACTACTACTATCTACTACTACTCTTACTACTACTATAACGTTCTATGTCTAGATACGTATAGTATAGTATAGAGAGCCATGTGCACCATTTATAATGAAGTAGTGCCTCACACTCGCCATGACTGAAATAGCACCCAAGAAGAAGCGTATGCGAAGTAGTAAGTGGTCTGCCCTAGTGACTACTAGTGGCAGGGGTTACGACCTCGTTATACGTGACGGATTACGTAGTGGCAAGGTCTCTTATAGTCTAGTATTAGACCAGCACGACTGGTTTATACGAACTAGTAGACTATCGAAAGAGGACTATGCTATACTACGTATGTGCAAGTTCCTAGACTATCAACGAATGACCAAAACATTCACGATAAGAGACCCACTCGTAGTGGGACAACTTGCAAGATTAGGCTGTAAGCCTCGTGTAGTACGAAATACTACCGTACCCTGCAACTCATAGAAATATGAGGCAGAATGGTATGAAAACCAAAAGAACGAGTAGAAGAAGACAGGTGAAACATGCTCTAGCGAATGCTATACGTGAGGCTTCTAGCCCTACGTATTCGCAAGTGCGTGAAGCAAAAGCATTAGCACGTAAGTTAATGGGAATGCCTGACCTCTATAGTGAGAAGTACCTCGACAAAGAACGCCGACATCTTATGAAGATTGCACGTATCGTGAGTGATTGTGCACAATTCATTACGTTCTATAGTGAAGAACGTGGTGCATTGGTAGCAGTTCATAAGAAATGGTTGAAGAAAATCAACGCTAGTATCGAGGCAGCCAACGAGTATCGAAAGGTCAACAACTTCTTCTTCTTAGGAATACCAGAACTCAAGACACTAGAGCTTGATACTATTAGCAAGAGTATCAAAGGTCTAGTCGTAGTCTTACAGTGCAAAACATGCAACAAGTACCTATCTAATAGGACAGAAAGAAGGCACGAACGTTGCGAAGAATGTCTCGACATACATATCGAGAGCATGGCAAAGGAACTAGTTCGTAAGAGCAAGCAACTAACTATGGCAAAGGCACTGATTAAGGCACGTAAATTAGAGGAATCACTATCCTCTTCCCCCCCTTCTCTTTCTTCTTATCGACTTAATCCCTACAACTCTACTAATACTAGAGGTAGAATGGATATGAACAACAAAAACAAATCCAATATGCAAATGCCCACGAGGCAAGAGGTGAGCCATAAGTAATAGACAAGCAAACAAATCATTCGTAAACACAAACAAAAATGACACTGAGTAAAGTCGAGAAGGAAATCTTCTTAGAGTTACTAGAAGATGTTAGTATGCACCACGATTATATCTTTGCGAACACTGAGGCAAAAGATAATCTAAGAGACGCCATTAAAAAACTAGCCAAACTAAAGAGGCTGGTCGAGTTAACATGACTGAGTTCGAAGGCGAGACTACTATCTACTGTGCGTGTGAGTATTGCACAGGTGGTAGTATCATACAAACTATCCTCAATAAGTTCAGACGTCTAGCACCACAATTTCATGGGTGTGGCAGTGAGTATGAACAAGACGTAACACTAGACATTGAGCCACAAGAGGACGATAGATATGCCTAGAAAGAAATACCCTACTAAACCTGAGCCACTCAACACTAGAAAAACAAAGACAACACTAGACGAGATTGTTATAGAGTTAGGTAATCTAATATCATACCAAGCTCACGCTAGGTGTGACCCATACGTATTACAAGTGGGTGACATTACACCTAGTATTATACCAATCTTAGCAGACCTAAGAGCATTGAATAACAAACAGAAGTATGACATACTAGAGGAAGAGATCATTCCTCTTAGTGATGGAGCTAGATATGAAAGGTAGACCTGACTTCTCTAGTGGTGAGAAGAGAAGCAACAAACTATTGAGAGCAGCACGTAAGTATAATCGTGACAACCACACACACTTCAAGCACTACAATAAGAGAGACCACACTAACTAATATAACAGTTGCACCATTCGAAGTACCAATGACAAAGAACACTGACGGTAAGGACTATCGTGTATTCTATGAGACCAAGAAGCAACTAGTCGTAAGTTTGATTAAGAAATCAGCAACAGTTAAAGAACTACTAGTAGTTATTAATGCTGACCCAAACTTACAGATGATAACACATGGTCTGAATGGTATGTCGAGCAAGAATCCACAGCATTACGTAAGTAATATGCTACAGAAACTAGTCAAAGAAGGTAGACTGTTATGTATGTATGAACGTGAAGCAAACAACGACGCAAAGAAATCTGTGTCACATCACTGGCGATACATACGTAAAGACAATCATATCATGAGGACATACTACATACTAGAAGAGACTAGGCGTGGTATATGTCATGCGTGTGTAAGAATAGTGAGAGCATGTCTACCATTTATAAACAGGTAGTGGCTCAGGCTTGACCATGCAAAGTGAAACACCTATGTATATCAATCGTGCATGTAGCACAGGGGTGAGCCTTTAGTTATAACTAACTAAACAAATCATTCGTAACTAAGAGTGATTAAAATGGAAAAAGAAATGGACGACATAAGATATCAACTATCGGTAAAGGCTCGTGAGATTGCAAGAGCAAATCATTCACGCAAGTCCACACAACTAGAACGTGCAGCACATTATCGTGACCTCGTAAGAGACCCTGAGTTCCTCAAGTTTATCAAAGAACTAAAGACTATTACTGTTAACCCTACGCCTGAAGTTCTTAGTAGTAAGACTATACCTGAGCCCTCGAAAGAACTGATGTCTAAATTCGAAGAGATTAATGTAGAACAATACAAACCATTCCAATGGACGACATACATACAGGCAGCCGAAGAACTTGATGACATACTTCTTATCATAGATAAGAGTAACGCACCAAACATACTAATAGAAGCAGACAAAGGTGTTGGCAAGACAACATTAGCATACGAAATAGCCATGAGAATTGGTGCACATATCGTAGGCTACCCATGTAGTAGTGGTACTAGAGAGGGTGACCTCAAAGGTAGAGTTGCTAGTCGACATGGATTGTATCAACTAGGCTATATTATTGTAGCAATAGAGATAGCAAACAAAACAGGCAAGTGTATATTATATCTAGACGAACTCAATGCTCTAGAGCCTGAACTTCAGAAGATGTTGAACTCAGTATTAGATGACAGAAGATGTATACCTGCGAACAGTAAGATGTTTAGGGTAAACAAAGGCTGTAAACTAATAGTCATTGCAACTATGAATCCCTCTACGTATGCTGGAACAGTACCATTGAACGAAGACTTAAGGTCTAGATTCGTGGGACAGATTTGGGACTACCCAAAGGTAGCACACCTAGAGAAAGTAATAGATTGGACTGACATACCTGAAGATACTATTAAGAAACCACTGCTACAATTAGCACAAGATTCATTCAACCTAAAGGTTAAGGGTGAAGTAGACTACGTGCTAACAACAAGAGACCTAGCAGATTTCAATAGAATCTATCGTATCTTTAAGGCAGCAGATAAGACACGAGAACAATGCCTAGCCAAAGCACTATCGTATACTGTATACATAAAGTATGGTGATAAGACTGAGAAGGAACTCATGACTAAGAGTGCAGGCGATACGTTCCCAGCAAAAGAGATACCTAAGAGAAGAAGATGATGGACATCAGTAACTTCTTCCTCACACCTGAAGAATACTATCAGAAGAGAGCCAGTATAATAGAGGAACTCAAGAAGATAGAGATTGACATACAATACAAGAACGAACACAACTATATAACACAGAAGTTTAAAGAGAATGGAAAGAAAGATACTAAGAGATATCTAATAAACATTCAGACACCTGAAGACCCACACGTAGACAAGAAGAGTGCAGTATACCACGAGTTATCCCATGCACTATGGGAAAGTTTCGTGGGTGGTGGTCTCAATATCATGGGTGATTGGGCAGACGTTATGTTAGATGATCTACTAGAAGAAGAGAAGATTGCCAACATAAAGAATCAACACACACCTAATCCCATACCTCATCACATTGCAGGTACTATAGGTGAGGCACAGGGTGCAATGAAGCAATACATACGTGGTATCTATACTCATACATTCAATGCACTAGAAGACCAGCGTATTGAATCACTAACTCGTGAAGTATGGTTAGCAACTCATGGTATGTTCAATAACATACGAATGAATTGTGGTGAAGACATGACACAAGAAGACATTAAGACACCAGTTGATAATGTATTAGCAGCACGATTCTTTAGACCTGAACTAACAACACAAGAATACATTGACGCAACAGATGATGTAGAGAGCACAGATAAGTATGGTGCAATACGTATAATGCAAAGGCTAAAGCCTACGATTGACGAGCACATTAGAAAGAATCTACAGCACATACTCAAGAGAATGCACAAAGGTATTAAGACAGGCAAAGGATTAGGTGCAACACCTGAAGAGAGAGAACAAGAGAGACGAAGACAGACAGGTACTAGTGGAATCCAAGGCACAACTAAGGCATACAAATCTAGAGTAGAAAGATACGCCGAGGCTGTTAAGGCTAGTGGTATGACACCAGAAGAACAGAAGGAAATCAAAGAGAAGATTAAGAAGTACGAAGGGTACATAAAATCTAACGAGAAGATTATACCCAAAGAGAAACCAACAGCAGCACAAGCACGAGCAGCACAAGCAATCAAGAAGGAAGAGAAGAATAAGAAAGAGGCACAATCGATATGCAATTCAGTAGCAGAAGAACAAAGCAAAGAGACAAGCAAAAAGGCTAGTGTAAAAGCAGGTCAGACAAGCCACGAAGAACTACAACAACAAGAGACACCAACACACGAAGAATGTAGGGCAGCACAGTCAGGCTCAATCGAAGAGAGTAGAAGTGCAGCACTAAAGGAAGTCACTGCTATACTAGATAAGATAGTAGGTAATGCAACACCTAAGATACCAGCACACATGATATTTGGTGACGTTAGTAGAGACAGTGGAACAAATCACCCAGACATACAAGCCTCTACACAATTGCAGAAGTTATTCAGTAAGATGAAACAATCTAAGAGACAACACATAACTGAATACGGAAGCGAGATAGACATTGAGGCATTGATACAAGCAGAAGAGAAAGGCTATGGTGAGTTCATGATAGACGAGGTAAAACATAGAGGACTGACTGTCTTAGTTTCAATAGATGGGTCAGGGTCTATGAGAAATGACTATCATATATCACAGGCAAGAGACCTAGTTGCTACCATGTTCAAAGCAGTCGAACGAGTACCACAAGTTAAGGTGTTAGCAAACGTGTGGTCATCTAATGATATGGGTGACGTAAGCATAACACATATTAGAACACTACGTGACTGCGATAAGATAGCATTGGCACACAACTATATGTATACGCCTACACACGAAGCGATTAAGTACAGTGCAAAGGAACTGGCTACTGTTCATGGTAAGAAGTTACTTATCATAGTAACAGATGGTCACCCTCAGTATCATAACAAAGAGGGATATCCATTCAGTGCACAAGTACTAAACGATATGTGTTCAAAGGAACTACGTCTAGCACGAAAATTCTGCAGGAATGTAATGTGTATCAACATTAGTAATGAGCCTGAAAGCAAACGAAACCTCAAACACATATTCAAGAAAGGATACGTAGAGTTTGAAGGCATGGCAAATGTCAGTGACTTCGTGCTCAAGAACTTCAGACGCACAGTAACACAGGTGTTAAGAAATTGACAGGTATATACTTCATACTTCAAGCACTCGTGCTGTTACTACAGGTGAGAAAGAAATGAATCAAGAGCCTACTAGAATAGATGTAACAAAGGCTATCGAGACTGCGTATTGGTTTGGAATAGTAGACGGTATAAGAGATTGTTATCGTATGGTATTCAAAGACCCAAAGGGCTCAGACAAATTGAACACAGCACTAACGGAAACATTAGAAAGAGTGATGGAACTCGCAAACCTAGAGCCAAAGAACATGCACTTCGTACTGCAAGAACTATACCAAAACAATGACCTAACTAGTTTGAAGCAGACAGTATGGGCTTCTATATTATTAGGTCTACCTGAATTTAGGAACGAGATAGTGTTCAACAAACACATGACAAAAATGGAAGGACAACTACAACGAGACCTGATAGAACTAATGAATGCTAAGAGGACAGGACAATGACCACTGCAACACCTAAGAGACACATACCTTATGCGTCATGTGTAGCAGACATACTATTGAAGGGTGATTGGGAACTATTCACAGTTAAATACAATCATGAGGCAAACCTAGATTGTATGTGTTGTGGACACAAACACCTAAGATACAACTACTGGATAGTTCGAGCAGACCTAAGTGAAGAAGAGGTACGTGTGTATCAATCAGGAACATTCAAGAAGATACACCAAAGCAAACAGTTCAAGAATAAGAATCCATTCTTACACAATGAAACCTATGTATCTGCTGGAATGACAGATGAGCATGATAAGTTCTTATGTGTAGGTAGTGAGTGTGTGGTACATATCATCAAAGACGAGGCAACTGCCAACATAATGAAAGGTGTCGAAGCATTAGCCAACAAGATAGACAGGCGTTGGAAAGACAGACTGCTAAGAATACAGATGAAAGAGTACATGGAAAAGAATGAGAAGAGGTTTACTCTTAGACAAGAGAGAGCAACAAACAATGCAGAAGCAGAAGCAAAACTGAAAGGTCAATACTACAGTAACTATGGTGCACAAAGAGAGAAGAGATTCTTCACTGCTATCATAAGACAGATAGACTATTGGAATCCAACAAACACACGTAAGATAATCAATGACCAACTAAGAAAGATTGGTTATCCTAAGAGTGCGTTAGTTAAGACAGCCAATCTATCTGATAAAGACAGGAAGGAAATGATAGACGAGAAGGAAAAACAAATGCAAGTGTTCATCACAGGTAAGCGTGGTCTTATCTATGGTAAATACACAGACGTAGTGTGGTGTGACAAATGCTTAGAGCACGTACCAAAACAACACAGTCATGATGGTGTTAACCTATGACTGAAGAAAGAGACTTCAGCAAACCATTAGTACCATTCGAAGATCGTGAGCCAGTTACTGATTGGCGACAGAAAGAACTACATGAAAGGTATACGTGGTGGAAGATGACACAGTGTCGTGTCTACAAGTTATGTCAACACAGAAAATGTGCCAAGGCTATTAGACAGTACCAGTACTACTACAAGTACCACAACCAAAGATACAGTCGTATACCTTGGAGCTTCAACGAGTGGAAAATGATATGTGCTGACTGTTACTTCGACCACGTATGTCCACCCAAATCATACGAGTGGCAAAGGAATGCAGAAAGGAAAATGCGTGAGTACCAAAACAAAATCGAAGAGACATACCCTGAAGCATTCACGAGAGGAATCAGAACAAGTAAGGTTACAGGTGAATCGAAATGACATTCCCACATAGTGATTCAAGTAAAATGGTGTTCAATCACGCAACACTAAAACACTTTGAAACAAGTGAGATGTTATCTAAGAGAAGACACCATCAAGCAACAGTAAATAAACCTGCTACCTTCATGGATTCAGACTGGTTTACTAAGAGCCTGAGTAATGTGAACGAAGTTTACCTGCTTCATATCTATGAGGAACTACCTCTTCCAAAGGTTAGAAAACTCATCTCACCTCTTGGTAGAATAGAATGTGATTGTAAAGCATTCGTCTATGCTAAGATGACACCAAGGTATTGTAAGCATTCAATAGAACT